GCAAGCTCAACTCGCATTTCTGACCCAGGGGTGTTTAGCTCCTCCGGCAAATCAAAGTCACTAACCACATCATTCCAGGTTTTGATGTAGTTGCCATCTGAGTCATAGACTTTATACAGATAGCTCTTCACCTACAAATACCTCTTCTTATAGCTAAACGTCAGTAAGATTGTGCGGGAGGTCGTAAAGTCGTCGGCATAGGTTATCTGGGTGGCTCCAACGTCCCATGTCGGGAATACGCCACTATATTCAACCTCGGTTCCGTTAACCTTAACGGTCTTATTCTGGCAGTCGACCTCAAGAATATCACCAGCCGTCCAGTTGCGGGTAATCTGGATATACTTAGAGCTAGCTGTATTGGTTAGCTTAATATACTTACCGGTGCCGCCAGAAACCGCGCTTACAACTACCCTAATAAGAGGCTCCACTTTGTAGCTGCCGCCAATTGCAGTAAAGGTTTCGGTATTGCTGGCACTGGTGTTTGAGTCATTGCTGATCGCCACTGTAGTGTTGGCATCGTATCCAAATGGATTTGAGCAAACAAACTTAATACTAAATGCTGCAAACCCGCCCTTATTATCGCTAAAAATAATATCCTCGACCGTTGCTGTATAGTCTCTAAGCGAGCCAATCTGCGGCAGACGCAGTGTCGCCTCCTCAGCCTGGAGGTTTTTAAGCAAGGTGTCGCGTGCCTGCTCATACTCATCGCGAGTCGCAGATGAAATGTGGCCTTCTAGCACAATCTCCTTGACACCATATTCCGAGTTGATAAGGCGCGCACCATCGCTGCGAGCCAATTTCTCGACATTCATGTTGCGAACCGGCCGACTGTGGTGGAGGATATTATCAAAGAATACGTCGGTCAGACCCGCTAGATTTACTGAGTTAAATAAAATTGATGGATACATAGTTAGCCCGCCATTCCTGTAGGTAAGGCTGCGCCGCGTGCTGCCACTTCTTGACCACGACTAAGCCGTTTAAAGAATATATCACGATCAGCCTCCGAGCCATTAACAATGTTGCCGTAGATATTGGTTTGCACCTGGGTGCCACCTGCTCCCCCAGCTAAATCAAGGCTAGTTGGAACCATTGCATTTACTGCATCCTGCACCTGGTTGGTCATTGCATCAATTCCTATTGCCATACCCATACCAAGGTTTTGGCCAATTCCCATAAACACGGTTGATGGCGATTTAATGCCCAATATTCTTTTTGCGGTGTTAACCGCTCCATTGGCAATTTCAGAAATACGACGGCCCACCTCGCCAGCCATAGAGTTAATGCCATTAACTAGCCCCTGGACTAGAGCCCGCCCTGCACCATACAAAGCGCCGCCAAAGCTATTGGCCGCATTAATAGCTGCTCGGCCCATATTTCCAACAGCGCCTACAACACTGTTCACAGCTCCAACTACGGCCGAGAAGACGGCAATTGATACCCGCAATACATTTATTAGCAAATAAATATTGCCTACCAATACCCCCCCAAGGAAAAGTGCCAGATATTGCAGCGCTGGGACAAGAACCGGCCCGAGCATGCCCCATAGCTGCTGAAGTGCTGGCATGAGCTGACTTTGAATCTGTGCCCACAAAGCCATCACTGATGGCCTTAAAAAGTCCCATGCCGTTCTTAGTAGGTCTAAGCCAATTTTAAGAGGATCAATGCCATTATCTTTTAGGGTTTTGAATAGCAACCCCAAAGCAGCGCCAGCGGCTAGGAATGGTAGTAATGGCGCTAGGGCGGCCCAAATCGCAGCGCCCATAGCTACAAATGCTGGTATCAAACCAACTATTATGGCCCCAACCACCATATAAATTGCAGTTTCGTTTTCGTGGAATAGCTTAGTAAAGTATGGCAACAGGCCACCGGCCTCGTTCATATCTTTAATAAACTGACCGAACACATCAAGTAACGGTCGCATGGCATTTATAATAACCTCTCCAACGGCCTCTTGCAGGTCGCCAAACTGGTTTTTAAGTATCTCAAGTTTGCCAGCAAAGGTTTCGCCGGCCGCTCTGGCGCTACCGCCAAACTCTTTTTGAAGCTCTTGCAATATGACACCCTGGGCACCAGCGACATCACCGGCTGCCTGCATAGCCTTAACCTGCTTTTCTTGCTCGGCTGAAAAAGTAACACCAATTCGGGTAAGCTTGCTCAACCCCTCAGATGGGTCATTAAGTGCCTTGCCAAGCTGTAAAGCAGCCTGCTTGCCATCCATACCTAACGCTTGAGCCATATCTAAGGCAGTTTCCGTAGCCTTCTGCATCACCGGGCCGTGAATGTTAGTAAAGGTAAGAAGCATAGCCTGAGTCGCCATGACGGCCTCATCGCTAAACTTAGTTACCGCCTGCAAAGCGGTGGCCTGATCGGTTAGGTCTTCTTTAAATAGCCCCGCTGCATGACCAGTCGATTGTAATACCGCATCTAGCTGCGCAGAGGCCGCCTCGGCCTCATTAAAGGCTTTTACACTGGATACACCGAAGGCGGCCGCACCAACCGCAACAGCGGTAACACCACCCAAAAGAGCAAACGAACCCGCCTCGGCTGCTTTAAAGCCATCTTTTAAGTTTGCGCCGAGGCTTTTAGCTTCATTCATGCTCGACTTGAAATCGCTAATATCGCCTTTGAGCCTTGCTACAATTGAGCCAACTTCAAACATATAGGTTAATCCTTATGCTCTAATACTACATTACTCCGGCCGCTTAAACCCTAATTTAGCCTTCAACATCGACATTCCTTGCCTATCGAGTGGAGCATCAAGGTAATCAGTGCCGCGAGGCCGCAAGCTATCCCATAATGTCTCAGGCTTTTCAGTATGTGGGTTATGCGAAATGGCAAGCTGCATAGCCCACTCATTGCGCTTGCGCTCAAGTATAAACTCCTGAAGTTCTAGCAACTCATCAGGATAGACATTGTAAAAAATATCCTCTTTACTCCACCCATACTCGGAGGCGAGTAGGTCTACTGAGCGATAGAGCCAGTCGCCGTTTTTGGCGCTGCTTGCCTCCGCGCCAGGAGTTTTTTTACCTTTTCAGCCACCTTGCTAATCTGGTTAACTTCAATGATGGCGGCCAACAGCTCAACTGCTTCATCTAGCCCTAGCTCATCAACCTCCTCTTCGGTTAATTTGCTAGCAAAGGCAATTATCTTTATTACCTCCGGCAATGCCACAGCAACAATGCTAGGTAGGTTGGATAAAATATCGTCATTTGACGTTGCGTCAAGTTCCGATAGGCTTTTCGGCAAGCCATCCAGGGTTTTTAATAAATCTGCATACTCACGAAGAGCAAGCTTACGGACGACAACCTCGCGGTCATCTCCTAGTTTTACGATGATTTCTTTCTTCATAGCTAATAGTTTTAGGCGGGGTCTAGCCCTCTTTGCCTGAAATACTAAGCGGTTGAATCGCCGATGAACCCTAGGTAGTTGTCAGCGCTCTTGCTCTCATCTAGAAGTGCATGGAATGTCACTTCAATGACTTTCTCACCATCAATGGTGTGAGATAGAACGACCTGTTCAGCTACATAGGCTTTATGCAGAACAACATCAAAAGCACGAGTTCCTTCTGCGAGCGGGTGAAGAACCAACTGCAACGCGAGTGAGCTTGCTTTGTTGCCTGAAACAGCACCAATTGTAATGCGAGCGTTTGCAGCGCCAGCAAACTCACCTTGAGGAATCCCAACCTTAAGGTTGGCAATTGTGCTCTCAGCCAGCGGGACTTTAGCTGTTAGCTTTTCGCCGATGAGAATTTTTTCAACAACGGTTTCGCCATATTTGTCTACAGTTACATCGTGATAAACAGGCTCATAAGTGACCTCTGCTCCGCCTTTGGTGTGACCCAAATCAACGCCGCCGAAGGTTACGCTACAAGCACCTACTTTTACCTTAGTAATGTCAGCCATAATTCGCCTCATCCTTGTTAATTAATTTTTCAACCCCACCTTCGACCGGTCGCGAGGTTGGCTCCTCTGAGCTTAAATCCATTTTACCATTATATTTATGCTTAAAGTGAAAAGTGGTCTTTTCGCCACAACGATGGCATTCATAGGAGATATAGCCCTGAAAGATATACTCCTTAATTATAAGGCGATGGCAGTTTGGGCACCGAAGCTCCCGATATAGCCTATTGTCTATCGAGTTCTGCATCGAAAGTTTATTGTAAACTCATCACGACCCTGCTCATCAACTCCAATGTGGATGGCTTCAGTAAAGGCTAGTATAAAGAAAAAGAATGTGCTGCCGTAAGTAACCCCACTTTTTTGATGGAGCGCCGTGCGAACATCCTCAACCTTGCTTTTGCCGGCTGTGTAGCTCGTAGCCCTGACATAGACCTGAAATGTTGGCTCGTGTGTTGGCAGGTAGGGGTCTGGCGTAGAACCGCCGGTATCTAGGACTGCAACCAGCGAGTCAGGCGAGTCAGGCGGTAGAGAATAAAATATATTTGTGCCAACAGTCCCCACCCCGACAGTTTGTAATTGAGTTGCAATATCTGAAATTAAGCTCATCGCATGGCCTCCCCGACCTTCTCCTTAAAGTATCGCATGAAAATTGGGTTATTGTGTTTTAACGGCTCCTCAAGGTATTTGCCTTTGCGCCCCTTTTGAAACCTAAACTCTGGGTGCTCATGAAGCCTAGCGGCATATTTAGTGTTATACCCAACTATCTGATCATTACCATCGGGCTGTGATACCCCTGTGCTCTCAAGCGTGCCCACATCGTGGGGCACTTCTCGACTGCTTAAACGCAGCAACTCGTCGCCCATTTCTTGCAAGGCTTCTTTCTTTTTGTCATCAATCTGGCCCAGCATTTTATCCATGCCGTGCTCAAAATCACTTGCGTCCCAACCGGTTATTGCCATAGCTGTGCCTCCACCCGCAAGTTACGCACTCGCCCAGTGCCATCAACGTGCTCACCCTTATTAATAACCTTATAGTTATCTGAGTCATACACGATCTTATCGTCTATCGAGATGGTGGTGTCGGTGGGGAAATGGAATATAATATCAATCCTGGTTGGCTCACCTTTAGGATTGACTCGCATTTTTGATACCTTACTAGCCCGACACTTAGTAGCTGTCCCCGATCCAAACGACTCGCGCCCCTCGGCGTTATGACCTGAGCGGCTGTATATGGTTGAGTTTTGGCGTAGTAGGCTTGAGTAACTCATTAGCAGACCCCATCTGTTGCATACCCTTTACGGTTAACAATGCCTCTAAGATAACCCATTGCTCTTGGAGATATTAAATCGCTAATTGAGCC